TCTCAATACATAAGCGCCGTATAGCCAAGCCTCATCGTTCATCCTCTGCTGGCGTATGCGGTCAGCTTTGTAATACGCCCGTACCATCAGCGGATCGCCATACCAATATTGGTCATAGGTCATGCCGAGAGCCAGATAGTACGGGCAGTCATGTTCGTATATCTCCACGACGGATGGAGCCGCTTTTACAGTTCCACCGTCACGCGAGAGTTTTTTGCCAGATCCTCATCATCCTGAATGATGTTATTGGCAACCGTGGCCTGTCGATACAGATCGACGAGCCGGACAGCAACCTTTTCCGTAAGACCGCCCATCTTGTCCAGAAGCTCTTCAGCCTTGTTGAGTGAGACGTTCTTGTGATTCTTGCGGAAAGCGTAATAGAACAGTTTCGGAATGTTCACGTTCGGGAAATCAAAAGTTTCCTCAATCTTAAATCCCTGGTTCTCGACCCAGCGAACGCTTTCGCGGGAGAAATCCAGTTCATACTTCTTGCCGGTATCATTGTCGGTGATATAAATCGGCTCAACTCTCTCGATATCCGTCATAGATTAACCTCCGAGAACAGTCTGGGATTCCGCAGCAAGGGTAGGCTTCGCGGCCCACTGGGGTGCGCTGTTAGGAGTAATGTACAGAGTAGTCTCAGCCATCTCACCGACATTAGCCTCGTTCAGACCGAGGGGCGAGGGGTCACCCTCAAAGAACACGGCCTGTTCCAGCTTGGGATGCACAACGGCAAACCAAGTCGCCTTGTCTTCGGCGGCGGCGGTATCATGTGCGCTGTTGCAGGATGCCCAAATGCTGATCAGGTCGGCAGTCAGATTCGCGCCATATTCCAGGGAGCCGCCGAGGTCCTTCAGACCCTCAACATAAGTGCGATACTCCGTCTCCAGCAACGTAGTGCTGTCGATGGTATCGGGAGCCGGGTTGAAGGACGGCATGGTTTTGATTTCGGGGACCAGAGTATACCCCGATGTCGGCATCGTGCCTTTGGTCGTTTCTACGCAATAGCAGAGGTACATCCCCGCCGTGCTATAACGCTGACTCATAGTCAATCATTCCTTCCTTATAAGAGTTATGAATTGTGATAAATCCAAAAATCTTTATCGATAATTGCCTCATAGCGGCAAACAATCCGATAAATCGTTGCGTCGTTCAAATTCGGTACTTGATTCCGCATTGTGCGGGTAAAACCGATAGAAGCGAACTTCTCGTCGAGCGTTGCGGCAATCGCCTTGGCTTCGGACTTCTTGCCAGCCGCCTTGTTGGAATAGATCTGGCATTCATACATCACACTTACGGCGTTCTCGATATTCAGCGTCCGATAGCGCTGCACAACGCTGTTCCCGTTTTCCACAATGGACACAGCCGGAAAACTCGGCGGCATATTTACATACTCGCCAGTCACATAAACACCGGGATGTGCTTCACGCAGAGTAGTCGCCACAGCCGTGAAGATATCATTTTCAAGATCAATCATGACTGCAACTCCTCCTCTACAATCTGCGGTACGGCTTTAGCCAGCAACTGTGCCGTATCATACATAAACGGTTTTGTCGGTTGCCCTTGCGTGAACCGCCAACTACCGTCATCTAATGGGAAAAACCAACCATCGCGTCCGTCTTTCAAGATGACATGATGTTCGCCGCCATTATATTCGTATCCTTCTGCTAATGTTCCGGGATACGAAGCAGCCGCACCAATAACGCCAGTTCCAAATTCCACAAAAGCGGCGTAGTCACAATCAGTCTTAATCACGCCTTGCTTTCCGTTGCTTTCTCCAACGATACTAGACATTAACGCGCCAGTATCTAAAGGAACAAGGTCTTGCGCTTGCTCAACGCCGTCATCAACGAGCCTTTTTACCACGCGCTCATCCAACGACCGAACACGATCTCCGTATTCCTTAAGCTGCTCAATCGCGTTGGCAATTGACTCAGTATTTAAGCTGACATTGATGATCGGCACATCAGCTCACCCGAACCTTCTTGACGGCGATGCTCACGGAATTCAGACTCTTTGCCACCCGAAGGACGATATAGTCATAAGCCGGGATAGAAACCGTAATCGGCGTGGCTGTATCCTCTCCGAGAACCGTATCAGACTCGCGATAATCAATCGTGATTCCCTCGGTAAACTCAGGTTCTTTGTCGATAAACAGCACGGAGTTTTCGTCAATTGGGCAGTTCACATCATCCGTGACAATAACCTTGTCGTAGTTTTCCAGATTTCCGAATTGCTCCGTGTTGGACAATCCTGTTGCCGGAGAAATGTTTGCGTACATCTGTACGGGATCTTCATACACTACAATGTTCTCGCTGCTCTCGTTGCCGTACTCATCGATTACCGGGATCTTATCCGAATACAGGCAGTAATAAAACGAGCGCTGATTTCGCTTCAGCGTTTTCATCGAACCACCCCGCACACTGGGACAACGCCCCGCAGCATAGTAGCCGGAAGGTCCGCGTCCTCATACGTCCGGGAAATCCCGTTTTCCGAATGGCTTGTCTGCCCCTCAGCTCCGCGTTTATTCAGCAGATACACAGCCGCATCAATCTGAACGTGTTCATATCGAGCAGGAACTTCCGTTACCGTGTGGTCAAACGGATAAGCCAGAGAAATGATCTTCTGACCAGCCATGTCCAAATAGGCAGAGACAATTTCCTCATCATCCTCGCCACTCATGGCAACGACCAGTGCGATTTTTTGGCTATTTGTCATCGTCTCTGCCTCCTCGCTTACTCCTCGGTCTTTTTCTTTCGACCGCGCTTCGGCTTCTCCTCATCGGGAGGGAAGACCTCAGAAACGAAGTCTTCCCCCTCGTTAACCAGAGAAACGTCATTGAGCGTGGTCATGTTCTTGCTCTTCTCGTTCTCAAAATGCCGATGAAGCATCATGACCGCTCACCGCCGATCACGCACCGACAGACAGCTTGATCATGCCAGCCGGGTTCAGCAGATAAGGAGCGCAGAGGATGGAGCCAGCCAGCACGGTGGACTGGTTGAGGATGTCGCGGTCAGTCTCGATCATCGAGCCGCGCTTCATAAACACAGCCAGAGTACCGGGCTTCACGATGTACAGATTGCCAGCCGTCTTGAGGCGGTTGGAGACGATGACCTGACAGCCGTAGGCCATGCCGACAGCGCCACGGATGCGGATCTCAGCCGCGATCTCAGAAGCAGGAACCCAGTCAGAACCGACCAGCTTCGCATAGAAGTCGGGGGTAACGATCAGGGCCTTCTGGCCGTCGTTGTCCTCACCAAACTTGGCAAGAGCAAGAGGAATATCAGCGGGAACAAGACCAGTGGACGCGCCGGAGTAGTTCTGCTCAGAAGCGGAATTCGCAGCCAGAGCAGTCAGCAGAGCGTTGTCCATCGCATCGTCGATAGAGGTCGCGATCTGGTTGGCAGCTTCGCCAATGGGATCGCCGTAGCCGGACAGAACGGCCTCGTCGGTAAGCTGCACAGCCACGCCGTACTTCACGATAGTGACGGAACTGGTGGACTGGGTCAGCTTGCGGATGCCGATGTCGTAGCCCTCGGAAACAGCAGAAGCAGCACCGATGTAGCTATAGTACGGCAGAGTCACGGTGTTGCCAGCGCGGCCCTGAAGGGTGTAGTCGATACGCGCAAGAGGCGCGAAGACCATGTTGTCGGTCAGCTTGGTATCGATCAGGTCAGCAACGACCTGCGGATTGAACAGGCTGGAAAGATAAGTGCCAGTAGTGGTATTAACCTGAGCCATTATGATTCATCCTTTCGTTTTTCATGTTATTTTCTCCCCATCAGAGCCTCATACTCGTCGGGGTGCGTGTTGGCGAACTCGATGCGCTGCATATAGTTCATCGCGTTGAGCTGGTCTTTCGTGACCGTGAGGCCATCAGAGCCGCCAACGCCGGGGGCCGGGATTTTGCCATATTCAAGCCGAAGCGCCTTTTCCTTTGCCGTCCACGCTTTCTGAATAGCCGTCAGAGCGGCATCCGCGTCCTCGGCTCCGTACAGATACTCCGCGACCTGCGCGGCGGTGTCGTTATCGCCGACAAAGGTCATCGCCTTGGCCGTGATGACCGAAACAGCTTTTTCCTTGCGGAGCTGTTCCAGTTCCTCCTGCATGGACTGCTGGAGCGCCTTGGCTTCCTCCGCAGCTACCTCTTCAGCGGACTGTTTTGCCCGGAGAGCGCGTTTACTTTCCGCTGCCTCCTTAGTCGCTTTATCAAGCGCGGCTTTCTGCTTGGCCAGTTCGGCCTTGAGTTTGCTGAGTTCAGCGTTGTCACTCCCGTTTTCCGTCGCTTCGGGTTCCGTATTGGTGTCAACAGTGGTTTCCACAGCGGTTTCAAGTTCTGCCATAATTCAGTTCTCCTTTGCGGTTATAGTCTTCTCTGACTTTTTCTTGTGCGATTAACGTCTTCTCTGACGATTTGTGATTAAAGTCTTCTCTGACTGATATCAAAAACGGTTGCCCGTTTATATCCTTATTTCACGGTTTCTTGTATGCGCTTGATGAACTCTTTCAGAGTCTCGCGCTCAAACAGGAAGCCGTTTTTATATGCCGTCTCTCTTGCGGCTCTGGCTATCTCAGCAATCTCACCATTCGTGCAATCGTTAAACACTTTGCCAAAGAGATCCGTGTATCGCTTAAACGCTTTCTCGGCTTTTCTCAGATACTTGGCGTTCTCAGCAACGTGGTAGGACGTTTTCTGAAAGTCGTAATAACTGTTCAGAACCGTCATACACACAGCCGTTCGGAACTCGTCTTCATAGCCGCGCTCACGGAGCTGATTGCATATCCCGATGCGCGTCTGCATAACGTGTTCATACGTTTTCAGCACGAAGTCTTTTTTATCGCTCCGCACTACGCTGTTGTCGTTCCACCGCCACAGATAGAACGGCGTGTCAATCCACTTCTGCTTGCCATCATGCTTCGTCACCACAAAAACGAGCATATTGAAGTAGCCATCTTCATGGAGCGTCATGGCTGGGTCAAACCGCAGGTCCTTATCCACCAGGAACTGCCGCCGATACACTTTGCCATGCATAAACGTAAGATCCTTGTCATGCCGCACGATGGTCATCTCGTTATCGGCTGAATACGTTTCCTCCACAAAGTTGGATACACAGTAGTCAAAGCCCTCCTGCATGGCGCTAAATACCAGATGCAAACCGTAGTTGCTGAGAAAGCCGTCATCGATGTCGCAGAACATCACATAGTCGGCGTCGCTGTGGTCGAGTCCGTAATTCCTTGCCGCTGAAACGCCGCCGTGTTCCTTGACCAGATACTCGATGCGATATGGATACTTTTTGAAGTTTGCCTCATCGATCAGACAATCGCCGTCGTTCACAACGATCACTCGGATATTGTTCAAGCTCACGCCCCTTTGGAGCGCGATGCTGTCAAACAAGTAAGAGCAAACCTCCCACGGTTCGCGATAATGCGGGACGATAATATCTAGCGTCATACGCAGTCTCCTCTAACGGGATATATGGTGGCGGTTATAGATTTCTCCAGAGCGCCATGCCCAAACGCCTAGGAGAACCGACTGAGCCGCCACAGTCGTTATGGTTAAGGAGGTTAGAATGGAGCAAGCTAATCAAGCATAGGCCAAATCTGACATCTGCAACGCCAGTGCGGGGCCGGAGGAACTTTATTGATTGCATATACCTTGCCGTTACGCTTTTCACATTCACGGCATACGCGCTCATCATCCTCAGTTTCCCATCGGACTTTTTCCACCCCGGCATCCCGATAGCCGTCAAGCGTAGCCCGTATCACGCTGTTATCGGCATACTGCGCGAGTTGCTGAGAGAACAGCCGCAAAGCCTTGTCTACTTCGGCAATTTTGTCGTTCTTCGATAAAATCGCCTCTGCAAGCCTCTGCTTCTTGCGCTCAACTTCGGTATCAAACCGATAGTGCGTGACCGAGTCATAGTCCTCCAGCATATCGAGGACCCAGTCCTCAGTTATGGCATCATCTGCCATATCTTTTGCCTTTTCTGCCGCCACATCGGCAAGAATCAATGCGGCGATATATGCGTCATACGCGATTTGCCGATAACGGCGTTTCGCAATGCGGACGGCAGCGTCATAAACCTTCGTCACCATCCGCATGACGTTCAATTCGTCGAATTTCAACGTCTTTAAGCCGTCAAATGCTCTCAGATTTCGCTTATTCATATCGCGAACGGCACGGTCAGCGGCCTCAAATGTCACCTAAAACCACCGCCGCTCTTCTGCTTCCGAGCGATCCGTCTGCATTCCTCGCGGTCATAAATCTGATTCCCATTGCGTTTCTTGAAGCGGCGCTTGCAAACTGGGCAAGTGGCATAAGAACCGCCGGAATCTTCGCCACTTTCGTCCTCTCCCGCCTCGGACGCTTCATCGTCTGGATAATCCGTCACGGAACCAGAAGCATCTCCTACGGTGGTCACCTCATTCAAAGCGGCCTCGCGCTCTTCCTGATAGGCATCAAACTCCATCGAGTCGCTCTCTGGATCCTGACTGAGGTGGCTATACTTAAACGCCTGGATAGACGGGCAACCAGCCGAGCGAAGAGTGGAGAAGGACTGCGTCTTAACCAGCAGATCCTCATAACTGCGACTACTGAACTTCGGCTCAACGTCGGAAACAGCAAGACCGCCAAGCACGTTGGCCTCCTCGCAGATCTTCAGAACGATACGCAAAAACTGAGTCTCTGCCTCTTTCCACATACCAGCCGTCTCAAGGCTTCGCGCCTCGGCATTCCACCAGCCATTCTTCATGATGACAGCGCCGTTGTTGGAACTGTCCGAAGTATTGGCATTGCCCTGACTCGGCATACCGACAATCTGGAGAATGGTCTGGTAAATGTCATCGACCAAAGTCTGCGTCTGGCTCTGGTCAAGCTGCTCGTTGAGGTAGTACACGCGGCTCTGCCGACCGTCCACAGCCGGTGGAAGCTTGATCGCGCCGAGATCCTTCAGCTCAAGGAAGTCTTCACGGCTAATATCCACGCCCTCAAAAACCATGATTGCCTGAATAAACTGATCGACCGCGTCAAGGCGATTGCTCAAACAGGAGTTGTAGGCATCAAGCAGCGGCAGAACGACTTCAAAAGCGCCCATATACACGCTGTTGCACGGATACTCAATCAGCGTAACCATGCCAAAGTTGTGAACGGTAGTTCCAACGATTTTTCCGACCGTAATAGCGCTGCCCTCGATCTGATACGTCACGTTGTCCGTATAGACCGTGTACATAACTCTGCTCTTGGCATCGTCCATGAACACATATGTCACGCCAGCCACAACGCGCTTCGTCACATCGTTGAGCCGGATAACGAACGTATTACGCGGATCAGGAATGTATATCTCAAACGGCGCTTCGTCATACAGTTCGCCCTTCGCGACCTTCTCGGCTTTATCCTTCAGTACAAGCCGATAACCGACGCCAGCCGTGAACATCTTGTAGGCAAGGTCCATATCCTTGCTCTGCTTCCCCTCGGAAAGCATCAGCGAATTCAGCCGTTCTACTTTTTTTGGAACAGTTTTCTTCGTGCCGCGAGAAATATACTGAATCGGCTTACCGGCGAATTCAGCCGTTTTGAAAGTCACAATCTGGTTCGCTACGTTTACAACAGCTTTGTTATTTACATAGTCGTTGTACGCCTTGACTCGATCCAGAATTGGCTGAATGCCGCGCAGATACTTTTCCAAATACACTTCCTCGCTGCGGTTCTTCATGTGAACCGACAGCGCCTCGTTCAGCACCCGGATAACATTACCGGCGTTGATCTCCCGCTCGTTCGTAAAGATCTGGCGGCGACCGTGAAGCCCAAGGGGAGACACAGCCGTATATCCGGCATCGCTGTTTGAACTTTTTACTCCCTGAAGCTTGACTTCTTCTTCGCTCACGGCTACACCTCCAAAAACAAAAAACGAGCCAGATGCCTACAGTTATCCCGTAGACATCTGACCCGTACAGGCCGTTGTTACCTCCGTACAGAGGAACCAATCTTCTATGAACCGGTGGCCGCTTAATCAGGAACCATTACGTCATATTTCACTTTGATTCCTTCAACCACTTCGGTGATTCTAAGCCGATTCCCGACAACCGAAATACGAACCTTTTTCCCGTTCGATAGAATCTCGTTGATTATCTGGACGGCTCTGGGTGAAAGGGAAATCTCACGTTTCGCCATTTATTCACCTCAAAGTCCTTTATTACGCATATACTATATCAATAACAAAACCAATAGTCAATAAAACAAGCAGAAAAGTCTATTATGGTGCGAATTTATCGTCAAAATGTTCATGCATTACCAGGGCCGAGCCATAATTTCTACCTTGTTTTTAAACCTAAACGCCATATCACACACCATTGCAAGGGCGTCTGGAGCGTCATCGTGCTTCGCGGCTTTGCCCGTAGCCGTGAAGGAAAACACGTTAGTCATAAACTGCTGATACGCCTTGCTTCGCTTCCCGTCCTCAAGGAATAACATCCTCTCTCGGATTTCCGGCGCTCTATCGAAGATACGCGCCCGCTTGCCCGTGCCAGTAAAGTGTGAAGTGTTGATTTGCATATTGACCCGGATACCGTCATCTCTCAGCATACGGTCGATATCCTGCCCGTAACTGGCGGTCATCTTCGTTCCCTCGACTTTTACCGCGGCTACATTGTGTTCTTTAATCTCTTTCACGATCAATGGCTGCGTGACGTTCTTCTCGCCATTATCGAATACAACATCCGCAATATACATATCATCCCCGTACTGATACACAACAGGAGCTGCCGTATAGTCACCGCCGCCCCACGCCGGGTCGATAGCCATGAAGATGCGGTCTGGATCCCCTTCCGGCAATACGCCGTTATAATACCGCAGCTGGTCGGGAGCAAAGACCGCGCCATCTCGCTCTATTGGCTCCCCCATGTACTGGGCCAACCAGCTGGCCAGATCATTATTTCGCTCAAACGAAGCGCGGCGCTGGATATAATAATCCGTACTAAAGCCGACCCCGTAATCATACTCAAAGTTTGACTCCTCGTTCTCATTCAAAGCCGGGGTGTTCAACACTTTCCATCGGCGATTACGATACTTCTCATCGTTCTCAAGAAGATCAATCCGTATCCCTTGCGGGTCAACCAACGACCATCTAGTACCTATCCACAGCATCTTCGCCGTTTCCTTTGCTCTTGGAATCAGGTTGTTATCGACCTTTGCCCAGGCGTTATTAAGCCGGTCCTTGCTCATTGCCTCTTCAATGCCGCTGATCAGGTCATCACCGACGATATAGCCGTTACAGTCGCAAGCGCCATTCAATGTGCCGTATAAACTTCGCCCAGTAAACGACGCATATCTCTTCTTGCGGTCGAGGTTGATCAGGAGATCCGCAGCATTCGTGGACGCTATCTTGCATTCCGGGAAGATCTCAAAGTACGCATACGTCACGGGGTCTTTCATGATTTCCAGAATGCCGTTATACAACACTCCGACAACCGAGTCCGTATAGGAGCAGTACAGATTCGACTTTTCTGAGTTTCTCCCCATCACCCACGCCAGGAACATCATGATAAGCGTACTCTTGCCGATTCGCGGTGGGCATGACAGGAACAGCTCGTCCAGCTTCCCGTCCTCCATACTCTGCAACGCCTCACAGACCGGCATAAGCTTGCTCCTGCGCGGAAGCCAGAACTGTTCGCTCAAAGGCCGATTCCGCTCAAGCGCCCTCATGAAACAGTCGAAATTGACCGTGGCATCATAAAGCAGACTGCGGTTATACAGATCAGCCGCATTTTCACCGCCGCCATTCCGTATGTGAGTCATTGCATACTTCCGTATCTCTGCTCCAGCCGTATGATCCTCCAGATCCCTCACGACATCAAATGCGTCAGTCAGGGCCGTAAGATCATCCTCCCCCAGCCGTAGCAAACGCTCTTTAAGCCGTATAGTGTCCTCGCGGTTCATTAGCCGTAATCACTCCTCAAAAAGTTCAAGCCACTCACTGTGCTTCTTAGTCCATTTAATCATGCCGCGTATCATGTCAGCCTGGGTCAGTTCGTATCTTTCGCAAATGTCTTCGACGATCCTAGCCTCATCCTTGTTGAGACGAACCGTAAGCTTATATACCCTCGGCTTCTTGGCCAATGGACGCCCGACTCTCCTTTCATCGCTCTTCATATGCATCGTCCCCTGTTTCAATCCTTTTTTGCGGCGGCAGGATACCGCATAAATCTGCCGTTCGTCAAGTGAATTTTTGGCGAATAATAAGTCGATTTTTTGTCGGACGAAAATAATTTTTGTACTACACGTTTTGGGGCGAACAAAACGGCGAACAAAAAAGTGCCAAAAAACTCAGTATTCATGCGGCTTTGCGGGCTTGCGTTTAAACCAAAAGGGCGAACAAAACGGCGAGCAATCGGCGAGCAAAGGGCAACAATCAAAGAATATAAGAATATATATACTCACTTCGTTCGTATATAAAAAGAAAAAATAAAAAAAGAAAAGTCGATGCAGATGACGATTCGGATGAACTGAACCACTCCGACCACGACCGACCGAGCGCACTATCTCACGATATGCTGCCGATCACACACCTACGGCCTTAAGCGGCGAAGCCGCGCCAAAAGGATAGCCGCCGCGCCTAATCTCACATCGCCCATCGCGGCTCTCATTGCTCACACGGCCTTTTTGTTTTTCCAAAATTATTTCGCGGTATGGCGTTTTGCCGAATCATATTCGCATGAGTTGTTATTTTTCGCTCTCATATCGCCGCGCTTCTCCATACGCCCCATATCGCTCCCTTATCCACCACATCGCCATACACCCTCACCCACCCTTCCACATCATATCGCCATAATATCCTTTACCATCATTGCCTATATGGTTCTTCCGACATTAATAGCCATAATAGCCATCATGATCGTAATCGTCCTTTTTTTCTTGGAAAATTTGGAGAGAGGAGTGAGAGAGTACCCTCTCCCCCTCGGACCGTATCCCCCCAGGGTATTATACGCTCTGTTATCACTCTGGCAGTCTGATTCGATACCAACTTCGCATAATATTTATTATGCACTATTCGTAAGCCTAAAATCCGCAAAAATCAGGTTTGCAGCCATATACAGTTTGTTATATTCACTCGGATGCGCTCCAAAATGCATATTTTAATTCCTACCTTTTTAGT